CAAGAAGGTTGGACGGCCCTGTGGCGTAGTACCAAGTGACATACTAGAGATGGCTGTCAATGACGTTAAGATCCAAGTGTCCCGAAGAAATGATGCTGACATTAATATCCAAGTACTCCCTTACGAAGATGCCATCCGTGGAATTGAAGGAGACGAACTCTTCCAACCCATTAACCGCACCACCTCACCCGGCTTTCCCTATATGAATCACTCCAAACCCCTAAGCAAAAAAGGAAAAACCAACTGGATGGGTCGATTTGACTACGATTTCGAATCTGACCAAGCAATGAAACTGAAACAAGACGTTGACGAACTAATCCTGGCTTGTAAAGCAGATAAACCATTCGAAGTAATCTGGATTGACACCCTCAAAGACGAACGCCGTTCCCACGAAAAAGTTGACACTGGAAAAACAAGAATCATCTCAAATGGCCCCATGCATTTTAACATCGCCTTCCGTATGTACTTTATGGCTGCCCTCGCGCACTTGCGCGCAGGTCGCATCTATAATGGTATTGCGGTTGGTGTCAATGTGTGGAGCAGAGAATGGGATGCCCTCGCTAATCACCTTCTGGCTAACGCTGACACTTTCATCGACGGAGATTTCAAGGAATTCGATGGCACTTTGATGGACGGAGTCATGTGGGAGATTTTTGGTATACTCGATTCCTTATACAACGATGGGAACACTAAGATCCGCAGAAACCTTTGGTATCATGCGGTCTATGCTACCCGTAGTTGTAGAGGAATTGTCTACCAAACCACCCACGGACTACCGTCTGGATTCGTTGCCACCGCCGAGGCCAACTCGCTTTACGTTAACATCATCTTCCGCTGCGTTTACTTACAACTGGCCCGCGACCACTGCCCCGACAAGGATAGTATGACCGAGTATAACAAGAACGTGAGACTTGTAGCCTACGGCGACGACAACATGGCCTCTATCAAACGAACGATTCTCGAATGGTTTAATATGAACACCATCATTGAACAGATGGCAAAGTACCAACTAACTTACACCCCAGCTGACAAGGGCGATACTATCGTGCCCTTCAAGAAGATCGAAGAAATCAGCTTTCTCAAAAGGTTTTTCCGCCGCGTTCCCACAAATGAAGGCATAACACCGTACTTCATGTGTCCAGCAGATCTTGAGAGTCGTCTTGAGATGCTGAACTGGACAAAGAACACCAAAACATGCTCTGCGATTGAAGAAGCACTAGTCGTGAATGATGTCATCAAGGAACTTGCCATGCATGGAGTTCAGGTTTACAAGACCTGGGTTCCACGCATCGTAGATGCTTCCCTTGCAGTAGGTATCGATGGTGTTGTTGCTGAGAGTTGTGGTCATTACCTTGTAAAGGTGATGACTGGCAACTCATGTCCCCTACGTATTTAATTCTTCAGTCCCACCCGTTTGCGTGATCTTACCTGACATATACAAAATTCCGATGTCTAAAGATGTCTCGTACTGCTGTAAACGGAAGAGGCGTGGGTTTTTACCCTTATATCCTAGGATCGCCTGGAGCAGCCCTCCATTATCCAAGGAAACATCGGTGCGTTGCGCGGATTAAGTCATCCCGCGACTAAGAACCTCGACTTGCTATGAACTCAAACGAACAAAATTTTAATTCTTCTCCTGATGTTTTGGACAACGTAGACCGTGAGACTAATGACACTTTAGTCCAAGAGGATGATGGTACTTGCTCTCGCGATGTTTACGCTTCTCGCCCTAACGACCTCCCTTCTGAATACTACAACGCTTGCCTGCCTGAAGACACTCACCAAATTTCCAACTTCTTGGCTCGTCCTGTCATTTTAAAACAGGGCGTCTGGAGTTCCACCTCATCTCGTGGTGGAATTATTGCTAACTTGAACTTCCCTTCAGATCTTTTCGGAAACACCCCAACCTCTAATTTTCTAATTTCTCAGAACGTTAACAAAGTTGACGGTTTCGTGGCAATGAAAGCCAAAGTACGTGTGCGTGTTGAGGTTAATTCCCAGCCCTTCCAAGCTGGAATCCTCATGATGCACTATGTTCCCTACGCTGAATACATGAACAGTCACACTCAATGGTATGCCACTAGCAACTTCTCTGATACTTACGCTGCCAGTGGTTGCCCCCACGTGGTAATGAACTTAGCTAACTCTACTAGTATGGAATTCGTAACACCTTACATTTCTCCTTACCTTTTCTTCAACTTAGCAACTGGACAAGGCTCTTTTGGTAATGTCGTTATTTCTATTGTTTCCCCCCTTTCTTCCGCTGCTGCTAACTCCGCTTCTTACACTATCTGGGCTAACTTTGAGGACGTGGAGTTGAGGTATCCTACCGACGCTCCCCTGTCCACTCAGTACGCCCAGGTTGGCATGGAGATCGCCAAACGTACTCAACGTGGGGCGATTTCTGGTGCCGTTGGAGGCGTCGGTCGTGCTGTGGCTGACGCTTTGCCTTATGTTGGATTGGGATGGCTTTCTTCTCCTGCTCGAATGCTTTCTAACGCTGGTGAACACATTCTAACCATGCTTGGCTTTTCTAAACCTATTGTTGAAGCTCCTGTCACCCGCGTCAAACAATCGCCTGCCCAGTACTTCTTGAACGCTGACGGTGCCGACACTTCCCACAAACTTGGTCTTTGCGCTAATGGCGAATTGGCTACAGTTTCTGGGTGGGCCGGCACTGACAACGATGAGATGCGCTTGGACTACATTGTTTCTCGCCCTAACTTCACCAAATCCTTCATGTGGAACGTCACCGCCAATGCCGACAGCAGCCTCTTCACTATTCCTGTGTCCCCTCTTTGGACTCAAACTATCGCTGCTCGTGGTTCTGGCAATTACGCTACTGAAACACGTTTCACCCTTGCCGCCAAGATTGCTTCTCTTTACAGTCTCTGGCGTGGCACCATGGTCTACACTTTCCATGTTGCCAAAACTCAATTTCACTCTGGCCGTTTGCGCGTCTCTTTCCGTCCTTACACTTTCGAGACCGCTTTGGCTGGCGACACTAAATTCATTAACATGCCTGCTTATTCTTACACCGAAGAAATTGACTTGAGCGCTGGTACCACTTTCACTTTCCGCGTACCTTTCGTTTCAGTCCGTCCCTGGCTTCACACGCAGTACGATGTTGACACCACTATCGTTAGTGGTGATGCTCGTAATTGCTCCACTGGTACTGTGCAGGTTTCTGTTATTAACCCTCTCATGGCTTCACCCACTGTCTCTAACTCTGTTGAAGTCCTTGTTTATGCTCACATGGAGGATGCGCAGTTCGCTGTGCCCATCCGTCCGTACTATCTACCTTTCGGCATCCCTAATGTCGCTCAGGTGGGTAGTGCTCGTGTGGTCAAAACCAAGGAAGTTTCTGAAACTATGTCTATTCCCCTTCGTGAGGTTTCACTGGCACCCTACTCTTCGTGCATCGGTGAGACCCACACTTCTTTGCGTCAACTTCTTAAACGCTTTTCTTTTCTAGGTAGCGTGCGTATGGATACTCTTTCTCCAACCGCATCTGCTCCTGGCTCTTCTGGTAACGGCTTTGTTTTGTTTCCTTGGGCGCCTGTGGTTCCACAAAATGGCGCTATCACTAACACTTCTGGCTTTCAGAGTCCTAAATACGTATCACGCTTCCAATATAACGCTATTGGGCAGCAGACCTTCGATACTGTTCAGGACTTGTACTCTGTTATCTACTCAATGTATGCTTTCTTCCGTGGGTCGATGCGCATTAAGGTCTTCATTAAAAACCGAGGACCCAATTATGATGCTTCAGCCCCAATCTACGTATACATTAACAATGTTGCTCTTCCTTCTTCTGCTTTTTACTCTCCGTACATGAACAATGTCACCGCGCAGTTTGCCGGACCCTCCGACCAACTTGGATCTGGTCCACTCCAGGTCCTTTATGATGTACCAATCCCTACCGCTACTGGTACCAAGGTTGGTTTCATTTACCAACCCGGTTTGGCTGAGGCGCGAATGGTATTGTTCCCTTCCTTCGAAGGCGCTATTGAGTTTGAGGTTCCTTATCATGCCTCAGGTCACATGTGCCCTACTAACTACGGAATTAACACCCCAGTTAACACTAGATCGATTTTCTACCCTATACCCACTGTCACTATCACTGGCAGTAACAATCTGGCTAACAACCTACCAACACTGAACTTGTGTCAGATGGACGTTTTCCGTGCCGTCGGAGATGATTTCAGTTTTGGTGGTCTGCTTGGTTCGCCCAAGCATGCCCTTTGGTATTCGGGAATCGATCCTGTATAAGACAACATTGAATACCACCCTTCGAGTGCTAATCGCACCGAAGGCATGGTAAAAAAAATAATTCTTTCGGACTATTTTTATTTCTAGCCCACGCGTCGGAAACCAATTCGCGTGCGCACACTTTACCGATTTAATGGCTAAACCCGAGGACCGAGCTCACTTTGAGAGACGGTTTGAGATATCACATTTTCCGTAAAGTGGTCTCATGGTCAAGGGCCATTATTTCCCTTTTTATTGGTTCAAAAAAAAAAAAAAAAAAAAATAATTCT